ACTTTGAACGGTGTCCTCTGCATGGCATTGACTGCACCGTAGACTTGAGGCATCTCAAAGTGTTTTAGTTCCGACAGGTAATTGTGGTTATCCGTCTTCACCATAGTCAGCGGCCTGATGTGGTGAGAGTGATAACCCCCATCGTAGGGGCTAGTCCAATCACGAGGTGGAACAACACAAGGATAGAAGTCAGGCTTCAGGATTTCCTTGAAGGCGTTCAGGTCTTTGATGGCTTCCATCGTAGTGTCGGTTGGAAGAACCAGCCTACGTTTCTTGCCGCCAGAGGTGACCATCTTGTGAGTGATAAGCCCCGTGTTCTGAATGGTCAGGTCAATCATAGCGTTGCCCACCAAGAGGCGTTCACGCTGTGTCCATGACTGCCACTCAACACCGTCACGCCTTGCTGATTCAATCAGCTTCCTGCGCTTGTATGAGTAGGACGATGAGCGAGACTCAAGGTCTTTCATCACCACCTTCATCAGCCGTGGGTTGTTCTCCTCAAAGGCACGGATGCGAAGCTCATCCTCAATCGCCATACCCAGCGACACGGCAGTCGATGTGAAGGCACGTTGCCTTGTGATTTGGTTAAGCACCACCTTGAGGGTGATGATGGCAAGCACCGATGGCTCAAGGCTTGATACAAGCACAGCCCCCGTTGCCGCCTTGCCAGCCTTACCATTGAGGCTGGACTCTACATAATCAGCAATCGCTGTCTCAAGACTTTCAAGGGTAGCCCTGAGAAGGTGCTGTCCATAGTCCGTAGTGGACTCTTGTTGACGTTCAGCTTTCTTGAAGTTGTTTTTGTGATAGCGTGACAATCCATGTTCACGCATTTCACGCTCCAACAATACCTGTTTGTCGTTGATGTTACTGATGTTATCAGTCATACACATAACTCCTGTGGTTGTGACATCCACTCTAGCAACTGTCTACCAGAGTGGATGATGGGCTTTTTCTACTGCCCTTTTGGTTTAAGAGTCGATGTATGCCGAAGTGGATATATAGAACTTATAGAATCAGTTACTAGCTAACTGCCTGTAAGCCCTTCTGCCGCAACGACATACGTGTCACAATGTCACCATTATGCCACAAGTTTTGTCACCTTGTTGATAGGTTCAAGAACCTTCACTGCATCTTCCAGATTTGTTGGACACAGATGGGAATACTTTAGGGTCATCTGAATGTCAGCATGACCAAGCCATTCCTTCACAACAAGAAGGGGAACACCTCTCTGCACGAGGCGAGAGGCACAAGTATGGCGAAGACAGTGAGGCACAAATTCCTTGTCATGCCCCATGCCCATCGCACGTTTCACCTTGTTCCAAGAATACTGCACCTTATCAGGTGTCATTGAAAGGTCACCGTTACGCCGAACAAATATTTCTTTTGCCCGTGTTGTTAGAACAACAGTGCGAGGTTTCCCACTCTTGGTTTTCCAGACAGTCAACCGACTGCCATTGAGGTCATCGAATTGGATGTTACGTAGCTCACCCACACGCATCCCGGTATCTATCAGGAACATGAAAGTGTCTAGCTCGTCATACATTCGCATCTGACGAAACATTTTCCACAACATAAGTTCTTCTTCTTCAGTGACGAACCTGATGCGGCCTCTGCCCTCGTCAAGCCATTCGATGTTGAGTTTTGTTTTACGCCAGCCACGTTTGAAACCAAAGTTACAAGCCTTGGATAACACCGACAGTTTCTTGTTGATTGTACAATTCCCATTGCCCTTTCGTTTGAAGAAAGCAATCAGGTCATCAACAATATTCTCGTCAATCTGGCTGGCGAGGCATCTCTTACCAACGACATCAACAATCTCTTGTGATGTACGGATGGCAGTCATGCCCCAATTTGTTTCAGACCAATATCTGTTAGCTGTTTTCTCAAACAGTTCACCGATAGTCATGGCCTGTGGCATAGCACAGTCTGGGTCAGGAAGAGGTAAGCCTTTGGATATGGCATCCTCAACCTGAACCAGCATGGCATTTGCCTGTTCTTGTGTTGGGTAGTTGTGGCGAAACTTGATGCCCTGCTTACGGACATCAACTTGCCACGAACCACCCCTCTGACGTACTGGCATAGGCAGTCTCCCTAAAAGGTTGTTGAAACCCTCTGGAAAAATCGTTGACCTTTCGCAGTGAGCTTCACAAGTTTGCGCCTACGTTCTGTTGGGTCTTCATATGCGTCCAACAAACCGTGGCCTTTCTTATGATGTCGATTGACACTGCCAAGGTAAGCCACGTTGCGGCTCACAGATGATTGTGCCAACGACAATCTGTTACCAATATCAGCCATCTTCATGGGATGCGGATGGTTGGCAACAGTTAAAAACACAGCCACCGACTGTGCTTGTATTTCAGGGTCAATGTCACGAAACATTTCGATAACCCTTAACAACCCTAAACCGATTTCTGTCTCGCTCTGGTTCGTTACCAGAGGCATAGGCTTTGTCATTACTCTCCTTATTATTACCTTGTTCTCTCAATAGTGAGTTGGATGAGGACAGGATTGCCCTCACCCTGCCGCAATACAGGAAAATCTCGCCATTTTCCAATTCGGCTGACCAGATGCTACTGTTGTCTCTGTTATATTCGATATACAAAGCACCTAGGATGTTGTTTCTCATATATTTATAGTACATTCGTTTTTCTTTCCGGCTGAACTCAGCATGAAAAAATGTGGAGCTTGAGGATTATCGCCTGAGTGGATAGTAAGTGTCAAACTAAAATTCTCATGGCATACCACGCTGGCATTTCGGTGTGTGCCCACTTTGCGAAGTGTGACTTAGCACCAACGTAGAAATTATGGTACGACTGCACGGAACAGTGTTCCTTGTACTCGTCTGGCATACACGCTGGTGGCTGTGTGAAACCAGCATCGTCTATGTTATCAGGGATGACAGACAAGGGCTGTAGCAGGGCAGTGTAAACGTGTGGTGTACCGAAACGCTTGAGCTTCTGGTCACACAGGTGATGCAACAACTGCAACATCCAATGGTAATGGTCAACGCTGGAGCGAACCCAGATGGTTGACGGATGGTTGATGTGGGTTGACTTGACGAGGCCAACGCTGTCTGCCCATTCGTCACCGTCAAGCATACGGTGTGCGGTGGACATCATCTGCACAGTCTCTTTTATCATACAGACAACGTGCTTGTCGCAATGGTAAGCGGCGGCAATCTCTGGGTCATCATCAAGATAGAATATGTTCATGTGTTACTCCTAGCCGTTAGTAAGGTCTGGTTATACAGACGGAACAAGATTGTGTCAACAAAGGGAACAAGACCACGGAACAGGACGGAACAAGACCGCCTGATGACCGTGTTCGATTGGTCTAAAGGTGTTAGGCAAGGCATGACAAAAGGGGCATGACGAACAATGTTAGCCTTGCCTAACTTTTTTAGAGGGCACAAAAAAACCGCCGAAGCTCGAAAGCCCGGCGGTCTATTTGTTACCCGACAACAAACCCGGTTGCGTCACGTTTTGCGTCACCCTTGGCATATAAGGCGACAACGTGGCCGGGCTTGTCCAGAAAGCGCAAATCATCCTTGTCCCCGTCTAAAACCGGGAAACCCCGAAACGTGGCCGGGATAGCGTCACGATTGCGAAACACAACGGCCATATTCCGGCCAGTGTCGGCAACCGCCATTGCCACCCGTTCAGCGTATTCGTCATTCGCTTCAGAGTAAGACAAGGTAAGGTGATAATTTGCTGGCAAATCTGAATAGGCACGTTTCACGATTTTGGTGTAGTCGTAAAACGTCACGCCGGGAAAATCCTGAATGAACCCGAATTTTTCCCATTGGATATCAGACGTGCCATTGAGCCGGACGCATGGCTGAATATTGCGCTTGTGGCAGTAGGTTTGAAACCGTGCCACGTCATCACGCAATAAATCCAGAAACCGTGCCCGGTCATCACGCCATAACATTGTTTTGCGTATCCGTGCGGCCTGTACGTTGTTAAAACGTCCCCGGCCGGCGGTATACAAACAAGCATTGGCGCAACCTGCCATTTCAGCCATAGGGCAGACGTTCACGCCGTCCACCTGTTTGGCTGGTGCCATGTAAAGAATGGCGGTCAGAAATTCCGAACCGTCACCCTTAACCGTTTTTGCGTTGTTGCCAACGCCTAGAAGATTATAGCCCATAGCATTACCCCTTTTGTCTGGTTTAGGTTTCGACAAGGGTTTGCATGGCGACACGCTGAAAGGGTGGCTGGTGGCCGCCTAAACAGCCACCAGCGTCACGTTTAGAAGATAACCAGCAACAGCCAGATATCTATGACTGCAAGGCCACCTAAAAAGGTGTACCCGGCAAGCTTGAACCATTGCCGCACACTAAGCATCCGAATATTCCCGGATGATGTACTGCCGGGCATGATAGGCGGCACGGCCACCCATTTCATCACGCACCATTTTGACAATGTTTCGCATAGACCAGCCTTTCATTCTGTTTGATTGGTCTATTATCCGTTGTGCTAATCTTTCTGCGTCAATTTTGCAGATAATATCGTTTTCATCCATTGCGGCCACCCTTACTTAACAGCCAGAAAACGCTGGTTCAGGGTGCGACCAGATGCCGGGAAAGCATAGGCCGAAAGCTTGCCAAAATGAAAACCGATAGAGTGCTTACCGAATGACAGGCCAAAGCGGTTATCCCGTGCCCGGCGGCGAGTAAGCCAACGGCGAGAAACCACAACGGCAAGCGATACGGCAACGATAGCGACAACGGTGTTTGTAGTGTTAAACATAGGGTTTACCTTTCGTAAAAGACACCCGGCCACCATTGGCACGGGTGCTGGCCGTGCGGCCATGCAAACCCTTGTCGTTTCTCTCACAATGTCAAATAGCGTATCGCCGGATATTCTGGCGAAAGTAGTAATTTGAGAGTGCCACAACGGTTATATAAAAGTAGTCTGATTGCGACACTAAAAGCCCCGATAGCGTCACCATAAGAAAAAAAATAGACCACAAGACAGACACGCCGAAACGAAAAACCGAAAGGCCAACCCGTCACAATGCCCGGTTGATTGCTATTCTATCGGAAAGCCTTGCAAGCCTTGCCGCATGGCCTGACAGCGTGACAAATTGCGTGACAAGCAGGGGCTGGCCTTACTGATTTTGTGGGGTGGCGAGAGGTGGCACGGGGGAATTTTGGCCGGGACACTCTACGTACCCCCCTCAGATTTTTTTATCAAAATTAATGGTAGGACATACCCTCTAGTAACCGATACTTAGCCGCTTCCAGCATCATAATTATCGTATCAAATTCAGAGTTTGAGCCAATAGACAGCCCATCTTCATCTAAAGACAATACTACTACAGCCTTTTCACCCTCAACTAAGTCCAAAACTTTATCTTCAATGGACTCAAACAGTTTAACTACGTTGTCATTATCGTTCATAATGGTATCTATAGTTCCTCTATAGGGTATCTATAGGGATAGTCCTACATACATTTCTTATATCTATGTCTTATAGGTGTCCCTATAGTGTCCCTTTTTATCTAATATGGTGGGTATTAATTATCTCAACCCTATCCAGTTCTCTGTATTTGGCTTTCTTCCCACAGAAGCTTCCATGAATTTAGCCAGTTCGATGTCTAATAGTTCTCTCTTATGGTCTGCTACGGCTTGCTGAATGTCTCTATCTAGGGTTTCTACCCAATAGTTTACAGCTATAGACAGAGCATCAAGCCTATCATCATGTATCAGAGAGCCTTTATCTCGTGTCAACCTTGTCAGTTGGTAGAAGAGTTTGTACTTGAGGTCTACCTCAGACTGATAGTCTTGCAATATCACCTTTTCATCCACCACAAGTCTGTGTTGATTGAGGATAGGCTCTAGTGTGTCTATCATCCTCTTCTCTTTAGAGGTGTTGTGGCGTACCTCTTCGATGCTCACAGGGTGAATCTTAGACAACACAGGCTTCAGCAACTGGGTAAACATACCGTCACCGAAGTTGCTCTCTGTGATAATCTTATTGACGTTTTGTTGCTTGGCAACCTTACTGAGAACCTCTAGGCTCTCCTCTGAGTAGCCATTCTGTAAGCCACCAGCGGCTGTCAGATACAACTGACCCTTCATCATCTTAACCACAGCGTAGGCAGATTCGTCTTTACCTCTACCAGCCGGGTCAATAGACATCACTGCACCGTCCCAAGGGGCTGTCTCATCAGAGATAGTCATAGGGGCACACCAGTAGTCACCCTTCAGCCCCACGTTAGGTAGGTGCTTGTAGGCATCTAACTGCTCTTTGCCGCTTGCCCACTGCACTTTTACGGGTGCATCAGTCCAACTAGAACATCCAGAAACGACCATAAAGTCATTAAGCTTGAGTGGATACTTATCAGCATCTGATAGGCTAACATCAAGCATGAATTGAAGAGCAAAACCAGACTTTCCATAGGATGCTTCCCTTTCTAACAGGTCATCGGAGTCAAATCGCTGGGGGTCAGTCGGTTGCCCCTCTAGTATGTCTACATCTGCTACGATGGGGGCAAGTTTGTACCCGAAGGCAGTCTTCAGCCTGTCATCTGGATACCGGGAAGGCCATATCCTTGTCGTATATCCACGTTCATCTAGAAGATTGTAGATTGACATCTCTGTCTGAGGCGTACCTAGGAAGACAATACGTCCACCCGGCTTGATGATAGCCTCAAATTCCTTAATGGTTTCTGCCAGCTTGTCCCTCATCATCTGTGTCATAGAGTTATTAGCAGACTCTACGTCATCAGCAATAATAAGGTCAGCACGGCTACCTGTAAGTTGTCCTGTAATCCCTAGCGACTTAACACTAGGGGCGTGTGAAGCCTTGGCAGGGGCAACATCAAAGCTAATCTTTGACATCCTCTGTCCATCTTTGGGCTTCAGGTGTGCCAGTATGGGCATCTCGTGGATGAGGCGTAGGGTAAAGGTAGAGAAATCATCTGCCCTAGTCTTTGATGCTGATACCACTAGGATGTTTTTCTGTGGGTTCAGCAACAATTGGTGGCAAACATAGGCAGATGTAATCCATGACTTACCAACGCCACGGAACGCTTCGATGACTACCCTACGTCCGTCCTCATCCTGTAGATAATCTGAGATGTCGTACTGTAGAGGTGTTGGGTTTGGTAGGTTCAAGTGCTTCCATGCCATGTAAAGAAAGTTCTTGAAGTCCTTAATTCTATTATCTACCACGCCTTACAACTCCAGTAACGTGCCTTCGTTTTCGGGCCGGGGTTTGCACAGTTATGGCGTGACCTAAAGTTCTTTCTGCGACCAGCTTGGTTCTTCTTAATCTTCATCTTAGGGTCACCAAACATAACCTTCTTGACCCGTGAGCCATCCTTGACATAGACCTTGGATTTCTTGCGTCCATATCCCGGTTCACCCTTAGAGATGCGACTAGGCTTATTAAGTTTGACCGACTTACCTTTATATTTAGCCATCTTTTTGTTTCCTAAATCTGTGTCTGAAGAACACAATGACGTTTATTGTGGTGTTCAAAGTAATCATTATTAGTAGCCACCACTGCCACCACAATAAACTGTCGCCTTCAATCATTTCTTCTTCGGTGGCCTTCCTTTTTTGCTACCGTATGTTCCTTTACCTTTTGGCATTTTTTACTCCTATAAAAAATTACTGGTGATTTATAAGTAACTCTTCGTTTCTTATTCTTTAGCCTACTAAAATCAAAATAGTTTCTTTGACGTAGACTCATTACTAAGCGTTACGTTTTTTCTTAGGTGCAAACCCACCCTTCTTGAGTTTCATCTTCCGATAAATCTCTGGTGAGATGGTTGATTTCTTCTTTGACCGACTTGTGCCAGCCTTTTTTCTTTTGTTCATGTTTCTGTAGAGGGACATTCAGTTCTCCAATAGGTGTTTAATGGCGATTTAAGCCCCTCTGAGTGGGGTCTTAGGGGGTGTCTGGTGGGTAGGTAGCCCAGACTACTGTATGAGGTCTTCCTGCTCGTTAAATGGAAGCTCTTCTAATAGTTGAGCTAGAGCATTATTATCTGCCGGGATAGCGGTAATGTCGTTATCCTTGAGAAATTGACGGGCTACGTTGAGGTCAGACGCTTTGACTTCTGGGTCACGGATGCGTTCCAGTAGTTTCATCCCTAGTTCTGAGTGTAGGGCATCCATTAGTTCGTCTAGTTTCATTTCTTACTCCCGAACATTTTGGTTGCGCCTTTGATACCAAAGGATGCTGATACGATTACACCAAGGGTATATTTGTACCAATCTGGTGTCATAGCGAGTGCCGCAAAGCCACGCTCTACATACTCGACAGTCCACGGCAGGAAACAAAGCAACAGGGGAATCGAGAACAAAATTGTTAAATACTCGTCCTTCCAGCTTTCCTTTGAGCCTTTTACTGCTTCTACATCCCAATCGATTTCGCCAGCAATTTGCTTTTCCATGATGCTGGTTTCAGCCTCAATCTTGACGAGCTTTTGCTTGGCCTTTGCTTTCTTGGTTTCGATGAAACCTTCGACAGCATTACTGGCTACACCAAACAGCCCTTGTAGTAATACGTTAATCATTAGTTTGTCCTAACTGCTAACGTCAGCATCCAGATAAAGTATGCGACTACAGCACCGCCTAGGAGTATCAATGCTCCGGCTACGCTATATTCGATAATCTGTTGACGCTTACGTTTCATTTCTTCGGCTTCTTTCTGTCGCCGCTTACGGGCTTCAACCTGAAACCTAACCCAATCTCCGTGGAGTCCTGCCCTACCATAGAGCTTCATGGCCGACTCTAGTTCAGCTTTCTTTGTCCGAAGCTGTTCTAAGGCCATAAATTCTTCTAGGTCATCACCAGCACTACCACCGACTTTACGCCAGAATGAGTTCTTCTTTTTGTTGCCACGCTTCTGTAACTCGTCTTCTGCATTTACAAATTGAGCGATAGCTTTTCCAGCAGATGCGAGTTCACGACCATTGGCAAGAGTTTGTTTTATAACGGAAAATGCGGCATTAGCCGCCGCTAACTCTGCCAACATCGGCATATCCCCCTACTCGTAAATTTCTATATTTTTTCCTACAACTACAGGCAAGCAGTGTGCTGTAATATTTGACCCCCGGCGATAATATGAATTGGTATATTCACGGGTTATTCGTGAGGCAAAGTAGTTACAACGATTGATGTCATAGAAGTACATATCATTGCTAACTAATTTCTTTTCTGCCCCTAATCCTAGGTACACAAAGAGCAGAAAAGCGTGTGTCATTTTTTCATCAACATTATGATAATGGTGAGAGTTAATGCTATCTGTACTGCATCAACTACTGGAAGTGGTATCATTATCCTAACCTCATAAGTAGAGATGAGGCGAGGCCAACAATGATTACCGTTGACCCCATAATCATGGCTTCAAGTCGCCACATCCGTTTATCCAAGCTCTCAAGTTTACTCTGTACCATCTCATAGCGAATGGCACATTCCTTCTCGTGAGCATCTAGTTCCATCTGAACCTTTAGTTCAGGCTCTAATTGCTGTGACATTTTCATTCACCACCTCATGGCTTTGTAGGCAAAGTAACTTGCCCCCAATCTAGCATCCCTTTTGGGCATAAAGGTACTGTGCTATAGGTTATGGTGATGTCACGCAAAGCTTGTCTATAGGTTGCCCATTCAGCTTTTTGTGTGTCGGACAAAGGACTGTCTGTACCTTGTGTCCAATCACACTCAGACAACAGCCTATCTCTTTCGGCTCTTAACTCAAAAAGACCGTGAGCCTGTGTTCCATGAACTGTGTCTGTAGGATAAGAAATGCTCATACTACCCCCCACAAAGAACCTTTTACTTTTGCATTAAAATTTGTTGCCGCACCGCTATCTGCGCCGTCAAGGTTTATCATAATTCTAGATATTTGGTCACCACTAGCTGACACCATGTTTGCGTGTTTTGCGGCTACTTGACCAAAACCTGAGTAGTGCCAGTTAGACATAAACACCATACCAGCATCATAATCATTATCGCCTCTTTGACCGTTGAATATGTAGCCTTGACACATACTCATTATTCCCGGCCCGGCGGCTCTAAACCCCCACCTGTGGTAATTACCTGTTCCTATTTGTGGAGTAGCGGAAGTATTACTATCAATCCAACCCCTACCAACTGTTCTCATACTTAGTTTAGTATTTGAGGCATCGGCTGTTGCTAAATAACAATGACAATTACCATTACCAGTTAGTTTCAAAGACCACGAAAAGAAAAACGTGTGATATGTGGATGTGTGATTATCAAAGTTAAAAACAGTTACATCACTACCATAATCAACATTTGATGTGTCATTCACTGTCTGCAAAAGCGTCATGCCGTTAGTACCAGTAACAGTACCCGTGAAATCATAATTGGCAGTTAAATCTAATGCCGCAGAGCCTATAGAGTTGTCAGCAATAGCCGCCGCAACAACAGCATCATCAGCAATCTTTGCCGCAGTGATAGCATCGTCTGCTAGTTTAGCAGTTGTAATTGAACCATCAGCGGCTACAGCGTTTGTTAGTGAACCAGCAGGAATATCAAAATTCCCACTGATTACATCTGCAAAATCTCTTGCTCTAGTCATGGCTTACTCCCCTGTGTCATTATCAACAGTAGGAGTAACCCCTGCTAGAAATGCGGCCTTTGTATCAGCGTCCCATACAGCACTAGCGACAGCTTGTACTTTTGCTGATTGTCCAGAAATATCATTCTCTACAAAAGCGTT